AGAGAGGCTATTTTAGATATAGATGCTGAACTTTTCCAAGAAGCAGAGTATGGCGTGTTTGTTAAAAACAATTCTATTGAAAATGATAAAATACAACAGTTAAAACAACTTACATTATCATTTGCTCAAAATGGATCACAACCAGGGACTATTGCTGAGATACTAGACTCTAGTAATTTTGCACAAATAAAAGAAAAGCTTAATGAAGTAGATGCTGCTGAAAAGAAAATACAAGCAGCTCAACAACAGCAAGCACAGCAGATGCAACAACAACAATTAGAAGCACAAGCGGCAGCTTCTCAAGCAGCTCAAGAATTTGAAGCTAATCAAAACCAACTTGATAGAGATAACAAGATACAGGTTAAAGAACTTGAAATAGCAGCCAAAACTGTTGACCAAGATATGAACAATAACGGCATTAATGATGCTGTTGATCTTGAGCGAGTTAGAATCGAAAGAGAAAAACTATCGCAAAAAGAAAGAGAAATGCAATCAAAAGAACGCATGGAAAATAAAAAATTAGACCTTCAGAAGAAGGCATTAAGTAAGAAACAAACATAAAAAGGCTCTATATAAACACAAACAAAAGTTTGCATATTATATATTGAAATTTAGTATAATTTAATTAATTTTGACATGAGTAAAGAAGACAACCTAGATTTATCAAAGATAAGCGTAAGCGAACTCTTAGATGACAAGCAAATCCCAAGTACAGAAACTACAGAAGAAACACCAGAAGCCGTAGAAACTGAAACTCCAACAGCAGAAGAAACATCTGAAGAGACTACAGAAGAAACATCTGAAGAAACTCAAGAGGATGATACAGAAGCAGAAGCTCCTAATAATGATTTGCAAGAAACTGCAGATACATTAGAACAAGAGGGAGAAGGAGAAGAATCAGAAGCTAGTATTATATCCACTCTTAAAGAAAGATTAGGATATGAAATAGAAGGAGATTTTGAAGATGACTACGATGGTATAGCTGGTTTAACCAAAGCTATGGCAGAAAAGATTGCTGAAGAGCAGTTTAGATCTGTGTTTCAATCGTTTCCTGACATTCAGGAGTATTTAAATTACAGAGTATCTGGAGGAGATCCAGACAAGTTCTTTAAAGTAGCAGCAAAAGAAATTGATTTCGGAAAGCTGTCTTTAAACAAAGAAGACAAAGGCATGCAACGTAAAGTTGTAGAAAGTTTTATGCAAATGCAAGGTTTTGAAGCGGAAGAAATAACTGAAGCAATACAAGACTATGAAGATGCAGGTCTTTTGTTAAAGAACTCTGAAAGAGCAGTTAAAAAATTAGCAGCTCACCAAGTAAAACAAAAAGAGTCTTTAGTACAAGAGCAACAAAAGCAGGCACGAGAGACTGCTAAACAAACTCAAGAAACTTGGGGTCAGATAGGATCTATCATAAACAAAGGTAGATTAAGAGACTTTACAATTCCTGAGAGCGACAAAAAAAGATTTTATAGTTGGATGGCAACACCAGTAGATAATAACGGTAGAAGCCAAAGACTTATAGATAGAGAAAAGTTAGATCAAGAGTCTATTCTAGCAATGGAATACCTTATGTATAAGGGATTAGACATATCTAAATTAGTAAGCGCCAAAGTAAATACAAAGCAAGCGGCAAGTTTGAAATCTAAATTGAAATCAAGCAAACCAACAGCTTCTAGAAGAATGAAGGGTAATAAAGGAGGATATAACAAGACTAGTAATGGTCGACCTAATATTCCAACTTTAGACAAGCTATTAGGCTAAACACGAATTTTTAATTTTAATCTTTAATATTTATTTAATCATGGCAGCAGACAACGCAAAAAGACTTCGTTTATACGAAGATTTCTTCAACGCAGAAGGAATGACAGATGAGAACTCGTTAGCGAGCGCTCTTCTTACTCAGCCTGATGTATTATCACCTGTGATCACTCACTTGGCAGGAAAAGAAGACAAGAGGTTTCCTCTTTCTTTTCTTACTGAAGGAACTGGTTCAGTAAAGTACATCAACGACATTGAGTACGATTATCCAGTAATGGGTAGACTAAACAAAGCAGTTAGATCTAGTTCACTAGTTTCTGGATCAGGTGCAAATTACACACGATTTAAAGTAGCCTTTGATAGCAAATGGTTTATCAAACAATACATTATTGAAAGTGAGAATGGAATCCAGGCAAGAGTAATGGATGAACCATATGAAAACGCAAGTGGACAATGGGTTTATACTTTACAATTAGTTACTGCAGATGAAAACGATTCAATCGGAGCATCTGATGTAGCTGGTAAAAACTGGGTACAATTATTCGCGCCAACAGCGATCTCTGGATCAGTTGGTAATGAGAGCAATTGGGTTGCTCCATCTAAAATGAGAAATCAAATTTCTCTTATCAGAAAGTCTTACCGTTATGAAGGTAATGCACCTGATAGAGTTGTAAACTTTGAGTTTAACGTAGACGGTAGAAAAACTGCTTTATGGTATGACTTCGAAGAGTACCAACACATGTTAAGATGGAAAGAAGAAACTGAATACGCTCTTTGGTATTCTAAATACAACAGATCTACTGAAGGTGTCATTCACATGAAAGACGACAACGGTAAACCAATTCCACTTGGTTCTGGGGTATTAGAACAAATTCCTAACGTAGATACTTACTCTACATTAACAGCTACAAAAATCAAGTCAGTAGTAAGAGATGCATTATACGGTGCTTCTGATGCTCAAGACATGAACATAGTATTGTTCACAGGTTTAGGTGGAATGGAAGAATTCGATAACGCAATGAAATCTGAACTAAGTTCTGGTACTTATATCAAGAACACAGATCCTTCTAACTTTGTTACAGGGTCAGGTTCAACATTGCAGTTAGGTGGTTTCTTTACTTCATACAGACATATTGATGGTCACACAGTAACAGTGAGACATTTACCTTTATTTGATCATGGTGCAAGAGCATTGAATAGTCCAAAACACCCAGTGACTGGATTACCAATGGAATCTTACAGAATGATTTTCTTAGACATGTCAACTTACGATGGTGAAACCAACGTACAGATGGTATCTAGAAAAGGTAGAGAATTAGTAAGATGGGCAGTTGCAGGTGCTTCAGTACCTCCAGGATTCAACAGCGGTAACTCTTTAAGAGCTAACGACGTTGATGGTGCATCAGTTCACTTTATGAAAGAATGTGGTATCGCAATTAGACGAGCTACAAACTGTCTACACTTAGAATGTGTAAAATCATAAATTTATAAGCAGTCAGGGGAGTAGAAATGCTCCCCTTTACTGTTTTGTTTAACATAGAAAATAAAATCATGAGTTCAAGAAAAGTAGTTTTAAAACGAAAAGCTAACGCAACAAATTTACCGGAACACGTTTATGCAGAAGCTAAACGAAAAATAGGTTCCACTTTTTCTAGTAATGGAGACTCTCAAACAGGTCTTACCTTTGCAGAACAAAAAAAATACATGCCTCAAATAATTGGTGTCGATGCAACTGACATTAATTTTATGAAAGAGGTAAAAAAATATTTCCATAACATGACTGTTACTATTGAATCTACAGGAACAGATTTAGAAGTAGGAACAGATGATAATGGAGAACCATTAAATTTAATGGATTACATAAGATGGAAATTCGCATGTGCGCATCCCTACGTAGCGCAAGATGAAAAAGAAATGAAATCTAATAGAGGTTACAAGTACTTTATCTATGATACCAAAATTGAAAAAGTTAAAAAGCTATCAGGAGTTAGAAAGAGAAAAGAAGCTTACAAAGAATTTATAAAGGTTACCTCTAATGTATCCAAAATGGATCAATTATTACAAGTTTACGGTTACGAGCCTAAAACAATGGATGAAGCTCAGAAAGAAATCACTCTTGAAGGAGAGGTTGAAGCAGATCCAACACAGTTTTTAGGATATGCTACTGATAAGAATTTAGAGCACCAGGCTTTCGTAAACGACTGCTTGACAAGAGAAGTCCTACGTAAGGTAGGTAATACTATATTAAACGGAGATGTGTCTTTAGGAGACTCTATGGAAGAAGCGATCTTGTTTATAAAAGACAAGAAAAATTCTGATGTATTAACAACCTTAAAAGCACGTCTAAAAACTTTTAGTTAATTATGACAGTAGCAGAAATGCATTTTGCTGTAGAACAAGGTCTACAAAAAGTAGGTTCTAATTCCTTTGATACTTTTTTACCAGAGGAATTGGACTTTGCTTTAAATAAAATGCAAGAGCGTTTTATAAAACAACGCTTTTGGTCTAAATCAGATCCAAAACAATCAGGATATTACGGTACACAAAAACGTATTGATGATTTACGTGTGTTAACTATATTAGATTATAGTGATGACGTTTCTACAATGAGTGCTACTGTAGATCATGAGGATTTTGATTTACCAACAGACTACATGTTTTTAATTAACTCTAGAGTTAAAGTTTATTACGATGATTGCGGAAGAGCAAAACTAGGAGCAGATGTTTCAGCAGGCGAAACAGAAATAGAAGTAGACAAGTATAAAAAAGAAGTTGTCTTACGGATTGTTGAGCCAGATGATGCATACAATTTGCTTGCAAGTCCTTTTGCACAATCAACACATAAAAGCCCAATGGGCATAATTTCAGATACGTTTATTAAGGTATTTACGAACAAAAGGTTTCTATTAAAAGGTGTAGGCTTAGATTACATTAGGGAGCCTTCAGAAATTTCCTTATCTTCGAACCTGGATTGCGAGCTAGCAGAACATACACACCAAGAGATAGTAGATTTAACAGTTAAACATTTATTAGAAGCAACAGAGGCTCCGAGATACCAAACCAATTCAATTGAGGGATCTCAATCTGAGTAATTAATTTAATTTTAATCTTTAATATTTATTTATCATGGCAAAAAAAGAAGTCCTAATCATCAACAGTGATACTGCTGCTGCTTCTGCTTTTGAAGCTGCAAAGTTCGGTTACGCAAAAGATGGCGCAACTTTTACAGCTGCATTAACAAGCGGAGACGACAACGTATCATTATTCTACGGATCTAAAAACGTAGGTCCAATCAGCGAAGGTAACATCAAAAAAGTTACTTCTATAGCGTATAGCGCTGGAACAGCACAATCCTCTACTGCAACAATTGCATTAGAATCAGGAAGTGCTTATGTAAAAATCATCAACACTACTAAAGGTACTATGAACCTTCCAATTAAAACTTTCGAAGGTGCAAGTGCTGCAGCTATTGAAGCTCTTATGGATATTGAGTTTGCTAAGTCAAGCTCTGAGTTCTATGGTTTTGGTGCAAGTATATCTGGTGCTGTTATTACAATTACAGCTCCTATTGACTCACATTTCAGATTAGCTGGAAATGACGCTAGTTCATTTGTTTACGGTACAGCAGCTGTTCCTTCTGTAGGAACTGAAGCTAAAGTAGCTCAAGCAGAAAAAGCTGGATTCATTGACGGTGGTTTATTTGGTCTTGGTGGTACAAACATCAAACAACCAGTATCTGTAGTATCTGGAAATTATGATTTAGTTTTAATCGAAGCTGAAAAAGTAACACCATCTAAAGCAGTTGGAAATGCAAAAAATTATGACAGTTTCATTATTGAAGTGTACGTAAAAGACGGCAACTCTACTGTAACACCAGCGGCTATTGTAACCGAGGTGGAAAAACTTAAATAGACACACTTATAATATAATTGTTTGTTAGTTTTATTGTTAGTTCAAAGGAGGGGGCGGTTTTAAAACTGCTCCCTTTTTTATTACAAAATAACAGACAAGTTAAAATTTAGTATTTTTGAGAAACCATAAATCAAACAATCGTGAAGTTAGAAGACGTAATAAAACAAAAGTTAATAGAAAACCCAGATTCAAGTTTTAGCCAAATAGCAGAAATAGTACAAGCGCACCATACCGGAGAAATGTTTTCTCATCGTACCTTACGACGTAAGGTCGCAAAAGTATCAAGACATGAATCAATAAACGATTCAAGAGTACCAACAACATATAACTATAAAGGAGAAAAACCTATTACCTCTTTAGCTGAGGCTATTGATTTCTTCAAAATAGATCTTAAAAAATTTGAAGTAACTGGTTACACCTGTAACGCGTGGGATGTTACTTCACAGAAAGGAAAGAAGACTAACTATCAAGTTAAGCTTACTTTAAAACCACGTGAAAAAGAAATAGATTATAAAGAACTGAGGAAAAACTTAGACTCTGCGATATCTACTATAAATGTAAAAAGAACACCTGGCACTAATCATGGCGTTCTATGTCTGGCAGATTTACATATAGGAGCGGATATACAGAATTTAGCAAAAACACAGGACTTTAATTACAAAACAGTAATAGAGTATTTAAGAAAGATAGCAGACAAAGTAAATGAGAAAGACTACAAGAAAGTGTCAATTATCTTTCTAGGAGACTTTATAGAGTCATTTACGGGACTTAATCACATCAACTCATGGAAAAGCATGGGGAAAGGATTATATGGTCACCACGTCGTTATTTTGGCTTATGAAATATTAAGAGATTTTTTAGCAGCGGTTAATAATTTAACAGACGTGTATATGGTTGCAGGTAATCATGATAGATCTACCTCTGATGCAAAACACGATAACGAAGGTGATGTTGCTGGATTATTGTTTTATATGGTTAAACAAAGCTATTTAAATAAAAAAGTTAATATTGAGTTTTCTTCTATTATTTTAAATAGAATGATAGATGGTATTTTTTACGTAATGACTCATAACCATCATGGAGTATCTAAAGGAGATATAGGAAAAGTATTTTTTGAGTACGGAGATCAAAATTCTTATAACATTTTACTAGGAGGTCACTGGCATTCTAGAAAATCTAAAAAGGTTTTTCATACTCTAAACGAAACTTACCTAGATCAAGCAAATTATCGTGCTGTAGATATTGCCCCATTGTTTACCGGGAACTTTTACAGCGAGTCAAACGGTTGGACTAGTAATGCTGGTTTTAGTTTGATTGAAAACAATGGTAATGGTAAACCTAACATATTTGATTATTCTTTATAATGGCTGCAGGATCACACAATTTTAAAATCGAACAAGGTACAACGTTTAATAACACACTTACATATAAGCAAGCAGATGATACTGCTGTAGATATAAGTGGTGCGCAAATAACTTTAAAAGCAAAAGACAACAGAAGTGATAGTACACTTGTTGTTGATTTGAGTGTAGGTAATGGAATAACTATTACTAATGCAACAGCAGGAGAGTTTACTATTAGTATTCCTTCTTCTACAACTGCTAATTATACTTGGAACAGAGCTGATTTTGATTTAGATCTTACTTTATCATCTACTACTGAAAGATTAATATCCGGACAAATACAAATTATAAAATCAGTAGCATAATGGCTAAATACGTAAAAATATCCACACCAGCAAATAATGAGGTCCATGTAAATTCCTCAACTAAAAATAAAATTGTAACTTCGCAAAACCAGGTGGTAGTTACCAGTGTAGGTACTCAGGGACCTGCAGGTACAGCATCTACTTCTGAAGTTTTCACACAAGCAGTAGCATCAAGTGAATGGGTTATTAATCATTCACTAAATAAAAAACCATCAGTAACAGTAGTTGATTCAGCAGATACAGTAGTGGTAGGGGAAGTTGTTTATAATACAAACAGCAGACTCACAGTAAGCTTTGAGGCGACGTTCTCAGGAAAAGCATATTTAAACTAAATGTATAATATAATTAAAAATAAATAATCATGGCTGAAATTAAACACCTTGTTGATATTAACCTTAATGGTAATCAACTACAAAATGCATCTATACACCCTTTAGGGACTGCTCCGACTGCAAGTTTACAAGCAGGTCGTATATATTTTGATACCTCACCTTCTGCAGAAGTTGACTATAGATTAAAAGTTTATAGTGGAGCTACAGGGGGATGGTTAGAAGTAGGCGATCCTGTTTATGACGCAACAGTAACAGTTACTGCTGGAACTCTTTTAAGTTTTGGATCTGGAGAAACTGGAGTCTTTACTTTAAATCAATCTGCTGATAAATCGTTTACAATTAATCACGACGCTGTAACGGCAACAGCAACTGCTGGAACTGCCGTAACGTTAGGATTTGGAGAGGCTTTCAATAACATATCTACAACTTATACAGCACAAGGTCACGTAGATACAGTTACTACTGTTGCTACTACTTTACCTAGTTTAGGTACAACTTCTACTACAGCATTAGCTGGTGATACAACTGTTGATGATATTAGTAATGCAAACTTATTAACTAGATTAGCTGCTCTAGAATCATCTAGTGGCGCTGCTAACGAAAACATTGTTATAGGTGCTGACTCAGGTGATACTATAGTTATTACAGGTAACTTAACTGTATCAGGTACAACTACAACAGTTAACTCTGAAACAATTAACCTAGCAGATAATATTATTACTTTAAATAGTAATATAGCAGGTAACGTTGCTCCTTCTGAAAATGCAGGTATTGAAGTTCTTAGAGGTAATGCATCTGATGTATCTCTTTACTGGAATGAGGCTACAGACGAATGGATGCTAAATGATGGTGCTGCTAAAGTTATTGCTACAGAAGGTAATATTGCTTTAGGTACTGATACTACTGGAGACTATGTTGCTACTATTACAGGTAGTACAGGTATTGATTCTTCTGCCGCAACATCTGGTGAAGGAACTACTCACTCTTTAACTCTTGATTTAAATGAACTAACTGACGCTACAGGTATAGTAAGTTTAGCAGGGGTAGGTGCAAGTAACGCTACTAAAAAATTCCCTATAGCTACTGTAGTTGCAGAAATTCTTAGTGACGTAAGCGCAAGCACAACTGTAGGAGATGATACTGAAACTGTTTTTTATATAGATCACGGTTTAAGTTCTAACAAAGTAATTGTTCAATTATACGATGCTACTGGTAATACTGTAATAGCAGAGGTTAGACGTGGTGTTAGTGATGCAAGTAATACAGTATCAACAGATCATATAAAAGTTAGTTTTAATGTAGCTCCTGCATCAGACGAACAAATTACAGTTTTAATACAAAAAGTAGCGTAATCGTACTTTTTTAAATATTTAGTAAATTATGGCTCAAAAGTTTCTAACAAATATTGATGTTTCAGGTAAGATTGTTATTGATGGTAGTATTTTTACTAACGGTTCTACTGTATTAGATGTACAAGGTTCTCAAGGTCAATTATTCTCTGTAACTAATAGCCTTAGTGGTGATTTGTTTTCTATATCTGATATATCAGGTATACCTATATTAAATGTTAACTCAAGTGGTTTAGTTACTATAGATGGAAACTTAAACCTAACAGATGGAAACTTAAACTTAGGCGATAGCGATAAAATACAATTAGGAGCTTCTCAAGACTTACAGATATACCACGACGGAAGTAATAGTTTCATCCAAGAAGTTGGAGCTGGTATGTTAGCTATCGATACAAATGGTACTGATGTTAGAATTACAAAGACTGACAGTGAGTTTATGGCTAAGTTTGTTACTGATGCTGAAGTGCAATTATATTATAATGGCTCTAAAAAGTTTGAAACCACAAGCACAGGCGTTACTGTAACAGGGAACGTTGGAATGACAACTGGTCATTCGACAGGCAAGTTTGCCGTAATGTCTACTGGCGTTCATGCTAGTTATGATTTTTATAATAACGGCACAAGTTATTTCAACGGAGCGGTTACCGTAGATGCTGCTTTTACTCAAACAGGTGCATTAGCCTCAACTTTTTCAGGTAGTTTACAAGTTGATAAAACTTTATCAGTTGGTGGTGCAAGTTCTAGATTTATTCTACATTCAGGAACATCACTTGTCTCTGGTTCAGGTACAGACAACGCTACGGAAATAGACTGGAAAAATTCAACTCACTACATACCTTCATTAGCATATGCTTTTAGAGTTAAATTAGTTGTTACTGGAACAGGTACAGATAGCGGTGCTAGTTATATAGTTTATTACAATAACACAACTTCGGCTTGGGTAGTAAGACACGTAACTTTAGCAGGAACAACTAGTAACCATGCTCTATTAACAATGGCTTCAGACAGCGGGGGAACTTATATGGCTGCTTACCATAATCATCCTGGTGACTACAATATAAGATATTGGGTAGAGACATTTGACTCTGGAGACCAAGATATGGATGGTCATACCTTTGGTTCTGATTTTCAGTGGCAAAGGTCTAATGACACTTTAACTTATGCAGATGGTGATGTACAAATTACAAATGATATATCAGCAAATAATTTATCAGGAACAAATACTGGAGATCAGGACTTAAGCGGATATTCTACAACTAGTCATAACCATGACGGCAGGTACTTAAGAACACACGCAAGACATTCAGACGACTTAGACACTATTACTACCTCAGGTGTTTATATATGGGATGTAAGTGAGGCTGACGATGAACCAACAGGAGCATCAGATGGATTACTTACTATTAAATATTGGGATTCAACTCACTGGGCTACAGCAAACTTCCAGGATTTTCATGCTAATAAGTTATACATAAAAAGTAAACAAAATAACACATGGCAAACAGACTGGGCACAAGTATGGACTACAGATCAATTAACAACAACTAATAAAACTAATTACGATACTGCGTATACGCATTCACAGGCTACTCACGCACCTACGGATGCTGAAGCGAATGTGCAAGCAAATTGGACTGAAACCACTACTACTGATGATTCTTTTATACTTAATAAGCCTAGTACGTTTCCACCAAGTACACATAATCACGATGACAGGTACTATACTGAAACTGAATCAAATGCTAAATTCTTAACTAAAGATGGCTCGGCAAAAGAGTGGGTTTTTGAGGTAAATGATGAGGGTAGTCTATCAGGTAATAAATGGTATAAAATTGCTACTGTAAACCAAGGTAATGGTGGTTTACACATTAGGGGTCTTTTTTCTAATCACGTTGAAGGATTTGCAGCACAAAAAGTTGACTTAGGTATCGTAGGTCGTGAAGGAGGGACTAATGATACTATTGAGATAACTGGGCAAGTTGATGTTTTACATAATGCATCTGGAGCAACTGACACTGATAAATGTGGTATTAGAATTATTGAGTCTGATATTACAACTAGTCAGTATTATCATTATTTTGATGTTTATGTAAGAACTACTAGATACCAAATGTTAAGACTTCACTTAACTAAATCAGGTGCCACTACTTTTCATACATCACCTACAGTAGTTACTACAGAACCTGCTCCAGTATCAGGAGGTACTACAGGTGTTGAAATAGACACTTCAACACTTGAAGAAGGTAACTATGTCGTAGATAACAGTACTCCAAGAGAAATATATCACGAAGGACATCTACCTACTCTAACAGAGTTAGGTGCTGCTGCTGATACAGTAGTTAATCAGACAGACTTTGTCTCTGCGACAACAGGTGGTAATTTTGGTGGTAATCTAACTGTTCATACTGGTGCGGGTACTGGATCTTTATCAGTCGGTAGAACAGCAGATCAATCTATAAAATTATATATAACTGATGTAAATAATTCTATTACTGCTGCTCAAGATTCTGATGGAAACTCAGAACATAACTTTATCTTAAATAGATCTTTTGCAGGAACAGGAGCTAATAATTTTAAAATACAAAAAGGAGGGTCTGATCAATTTACTTTAAACTCAGCTGGTTTAGCTACTTTTGCAGGTAGTGTACAAATAACAGGAGCGTTAACTGTTAACGGCACTACGACTACAATAAACACAGCAACTGTAGAGGTTGAGGATAATATACTACAACTTAACACAACTCAAGGAACACCTGACACTGCAACAGCAGCAACGTCTGGTATATCTATTTATAGAGGAGTTGATGAAAATGACGTTGCTATTACAGAAGCAAGTTTAATATTTGATGACGGGGATGATACTTGGGATTTAACTAATGATTTAACTGTTGCAGGGGATGTAATTGGTGCTTCTTTTGCGATACCTAGTGGAGCATCTACAGGATTTTTAAAAGCGGATGGATCTGTTGATGGAACAACATACTCTGGTTATAATTTTGGAGCATCAGATTTATCTTTTCAAGGTGCAGACCCTGGAGATATTGTTTGGAAAGCCGCAGATGGAACAGAGGTTCACAGAATATGGTCTGGTTCTAATGATTACTTGACATATAGAAATGATGCAGGTACTACATATGAACTAATATCAGCGGGCTCTACTAGTTATAATAATGGAGATTGGGATAATGCATTTACACATGCTGAGTCTGCTCACGCTCCAACAAATGCAGAACAAAACGTTAATGCTGACTGGACTTCAACAAGTGGAGATTCACAGATCTTGAATAATCCAGGAACTCCTTATTTAACTGGGGTGACTTATAGACACATATTCCCTGGATTAGGAGCAAGTGCGACACAGGCTAGAAGACATCATATTGGACGTGTTTACTATTGTCCAAAACATTGGGATACT